GCGCAAATGTTTAACATACCCGGCCTTAATAAAAACACTCACCCCGACCTTCGGCAGTCTGCGAAGAGCGCGCTCCTTGGTTGCGGGTATGGCCTTGGTTGGGCCTCGTTTGCTGCGCAACTCTTGGTGGGTTTCCTTGGGGCACCGCCTCAGCGCTATGACAAAGACTTCGCGAAGAAGCTCGGCGTTGACAAGGAATACATCGACCGCTTCACGGACTACGAGGACAACGTCAAGAAGATGATGGACATCCCGCACATCTGCACGACCAAGGAGTTGTTGATTCACTGCGTTGCAGCCAAGAAGATCATCGACATCTACCGCTCGACAGCGTACCCAGTTGTTGGTTTTTGGGAAATGTGCTCAGGTTTGTTGGTGTCCGCCCTTGCAGGTGGCAAGGAATTCAGGTATAAATGTCTCACATTTAAAAAGGGTGAGATTGTTCTGCCAAACGGCATGAGCCTTCTATACCCGAACCTACGACAAGAAGCTGAGAAAGATGCTGCGGGGAAACCCATCAAGGACAAGCAAGGCAAGACCAAGATGAACTGGGTCTACGGTGAGGAAGGCAAGCTGCCTACTAAACTGTACGCTGGGAAGATAACGAACAACGTGACGCAAGCTGTGGCTCGCATCGTGATGACTGACGGCATGTTGCGGGTAGCAAAGAAGTACCCCATCGTGGGGACAGTGCATGATGAATTGATTGCAGTGGTGCCTGACGCAGAGGTAGAGAGTGCTAAGACTTGGGTCTTGGCGCAGATGACTATGGAGCCTAGCTATTTGCAAGGTGTGCCATTGGACGCTGACGGTGGTGCGCATCGTCGCTATGGGTTAGCAAAGAACTGACGGAGGGTCTATGTTTAAGTACGCACACTGCAAGAACATGGACCGCGTTGTTGCTAAGTTAGTGAAGGAGGGCTGGACGTATTCAAGAAATGCGCACGGCCGCATCACTCACCCAAGCGGCAAGTACCTGACGTTCAGTATCACACCAAGCGACGGCTATGCGTTCAAGCAACTAGAGCGAGACGTGAAGAGATTGTTACAACAACTGGAGAAGCAAGATGACTGAGTTTTATGAAGAAGTGGACATTGTGTTCAAAGCTAAGGTGGTGCGCTTGAAAGGTCGCAAAACCGATTGGGTCGGTGAGCTGTATAGCCAACTGGACTACCTGATACGCAGTGACAAGGACATGCTGGTCGGCTTGTCAAAGTTAGACGCATTCACAGAAGGGAAAAAAGATGAACATACCAAAAAAGATTAAGGTTGGCGACAAGTGGTACAGCGTTGACGTGGTTGAGTCCATGCAGCGCAAAGGTACTATGGGTCACATCAACTACGACGCCAAGACCATAGAGGTCGGTCGCAAGAGTACATCAGGGCGTGCTTACAAAGAGTGCGACATTCGCGATTCGTTCTGGCATGAGTTGGTTCACGCCATACTCAAGGACATGGGGCATGAGCGCCTCAACAGGAACGAACAGTTCGTCACACGGTTTGCCAACCGCTTGTCTTCTGCTATTGATTCGGCAAAGTTTTGATATGACTCCATACGAACAAGCAAAAGAAGAGCACAAAGACTTCCCGCGCCCAAGCGTTGAGGATTTCATTGCACACGCGAAGAACAACTTCGTTGCACTAGCGTTTGTGTATGGTGGTGGGTTTGTACTGCAAGCCGTTGAGATTGCAGAAGAACTTTTAGATAAACAACAGAGATGTAGTAAGTGCGACATGCTCTACTGCGAATGCGAGGAATACGAATAATGACAACACACAAAGTAGTATGGAGCCACAGTGCTCTGAAAGATTACGAGAGCTGCGCTCTCAAGTACAAAGAGGTGCGTGTCCTGAAGAACTACAAGTTCACTGAAACACAAGCCACCAAGTACGGCACGCTGCTGCACGAAGCTGCTGAGTTCTACATCAAGGATGGCACACCGCTACCACAAGAGTTCGAGTTCATCAAAGAGACGCTCGATGCTTTGAACAAGAAGCCCGGCCGTAAGTTGTGCGAACACAAGATGGCGCTGACGACAGACCTTCAGCCTTGCGGTTGGGTTGGTCCTGAAGTGTGGGTTCGAGGTATCGCAGACTTGCTGATCTTAGATGACGACAACCTTACAGCATGGGTCGTTGACTACAAGACAGGCAACAACAAGTACCCTGATCGTGAGCAGTTGAAACTCATGGCGCTCATGGTGTTCAAGCACTTCCCGCATATCCGAAAGGTCAACGCAGCGTTGCTGTTTGTGGTCAAGAATGATATGGTTAAGACCAGCATGACGGTTGACCAAGCCGATGCTGAATGGTGGCACTACCGTCAACGCATTGCTCGTATCGAGCAGGCGCACGAGACCGATGTGTGGAACGCCAAACCCTCCCCTCTATGCCCGTGGTGTCCAGTCACTACGTGCGTTCATCATCCCAAACATTGAGGGGTCGTATGGATTTATTTGACTACTTGTGTGTACATACACCGAGAAAAGAGTATCGACATCTCTACCCCACCAAAATAAACTTGGTGCGTGCATCTACCCGCAAAGAAGCGTTGAAAAACTTTACCCCGTTTCACCCCAACGAACCGTTCATAAAGCACTACAACAAACCTTACGCAGTATGCGCCATTGCAACTCACTACATTGGATAAAGGAAAACAATCATGGCTACTAAACCACGCGACTACAAAAAAGAATACACCGAATACCAAGGCAAGCCCGAGCAGATCGCCAATCGTGCAGAGCGTGTGAAAGCACGACGCATTATGGAGAAGACGGGCGCTGCTAAGAAGGGTGACGGTAAAGACGTTGACCACATCAAGCCACTCAAGAGCGGCGGCACATCAGCCAAGAGCAACCTACGTATGCGAAGCAAGTCAGCCAATCGCGGCGACAAATAAAAATAACGGAGAAGCAAATGGAAATCGTGGAAGACAAAGCGCTCATGTTTAGAACGCGCAATCCACACAAGTACAGCATCATCCCCAAGCACAAGATCGTCAGCGATGACGGCAAAGGCGGTTTTGAAATCGCAGTGTATTGGGGTCTCGATGAAGTACGGGTGTTGAAAAACTTAGGCGTCAAAGACGTACCCTCGCCGATCACTCGGCGCTATAACTGGCCCGGCAAATACAAACCTATGGCGCATCAGATCGAGACGGCAGCGTTCTTGACTATGCACCGCAAAGCGTTCGTGTTCTCCGAGCCGGGCACGGGCAAGACACTCTCTGCTCTGTGGGCTGCCGACTACCTAATGCAGCGCGGCGAAGTCAAGCGTTGTTTGATTCTGTGCCCTCTCTCCATCATGCACAGCGCGTGGCTAGGAGACTTGAACAACAGCATCATCCATCGCTCTGCCGTTGTCGCGCACCATGCGCAGGCTAGTCGCCGCATCGAGATGGTTCAGCAAGACTACGAGTTCGTCATCGCCAACTACGACGGGTTGAACTTGATCGCTAGTGAGATTGCAAACGATGGCCGCTTTGATCTCATCATCGTGGACGAGGCCAACGCATACAAGACCATGACGACTAAGCGTTGGAAAGCGCTGAAGTCTATCGTCGGTCCGAACACTCACCTGTGGATGATGACGGGTACACCAGCATCGCAGTCACCTGCCGATGCGTATGGCTTGGCCAAGCTGGTCAACCCCGATGGTGTGCCTAAGTTCTTTACAGCGTGGCGTGATGCAGTGATGAACAAGGTCACGATGTTCAAGTGGGCACCCAAACCCAACGCACCTGAGTTGGTACACGAGGCGTTGCAACCAGCAATTCGTTTCACCAAAGAGATGTGCTTGGACTTGCCGCCCGTCATCACGATGACCCGCGAGGTTCCGCTGACACCACAGCAGGCCAAGTACTACAACTTGTTGAAAGACCAGATGCTGGTGCAGGCAGCAGGAGAAACCATCACAGCGGTCAATGCTGCGGCTGGCGTATCCAAGTTGTTGCAGATCAGTTGTGGCGCTGCCTACACAGACGACCGTGAAGTAGTTGAGTTCGACTCAGCACCACGCTTGCATGTGTTGGAGGAAATCTTGGAAGAGACGAACCGCAAGGTACTGATCTTCGCTCTGTTCCGCAGCACCATCGACACAGTCGAGGCCCACCTCAAGAAGAAGGGTATCGGCGTTGAGTGCATCCACGGCGGCATCACAGCAACCAAACGCGCTGACACCATCCGACGCTTTCAAAACGAACCCGACACTCGCGTGTTGGTAATGCAGCCACAAGCATCAGCACACGGTATCACGTTGACTGCTGCTGATACGGTTGTTTTCTACGGTCCTTTGATGTCGGTCGAGCAGTACGTTCAGTGCATCG